CTGTAGCCGGTCTTAACCCAACCATGACCAATAATCAACTGGTCCTTGACGGCCTTGCGGAACTGGCGCTGGCAGTCGTAATGCCTCCACCAATAGTTCACAATTGCTTCAGTTACAGTTGCTCGGTCCGCATCCTCGGGCCGCCTAGCGGAAACAATAATCTTAGGATGATTAACAGACACGCTCGGACCAATAACGTTAATTGTTGAAAACGCCATGTTCACCAGGCTGCGGTCCTGGTCACTCAGTTTGTCGTAATGCTTTCCACGGTACATGTCAACCATACGACGCCACATGTCGTCGTATTCCTCGTTCTTGCGCCAACGCTTAGATTGCGCCAACTTGGAACGATAACGACCCAACAAGTCCTTATTGGACGTTCTAGCCATTACTTAGAACCCCGACCAAACGTTTGGTCGCCCTTGTTAACCCATCGCAGAAGTGGTGGAACCACAGCAGCACCAGCAGCACTAAGAATCCCGCGAACATCGCGGACGCCAGCAGCATAAACAGCAAGTCCAGCACCAACCGCTGAACGCGCGTAACTGCAAACCAAAGCCTTCGTTTTTTCATCAACATTAATTATCATGACCATCCTTAATATGCTTAGAAAAATCTTCCTTCAACTCCGACACATCATCATGAATATCATCAACCTTGATAATCATGTGATGCAACAACTCTCTGGATTCCGCATGCTGATTCGTATTTTCATTCCGCAACATCTGCAACAAAACCACCACAGGGCCAGTAATTACGGCAACCAACAGAGGAACCCACCAATTCACGTCACACCCACCGGCTTCCAACAGGCTCGGCCTTAATGCCAGCCGCCTTTGCTTGTGCTTCCTGTAGGTCCTGGCGCTGCTTAATGGTATCGCCATGGAAATTATCCTTGCCGTACGTAAACCCAAGGTTTACGGTACGGACATGACATTTAAAGCATATTTCGCCCCGACGCGGCATCGCATCAGCCGCAAACTCGGATTGGCATCGTGTGCAAGTAAAAAGACCCATTAACACTAGGGGTGGCTGTCACATTCTAGGTGGAACGAACCCCAAACGACCCCAAAACAAACTTTTCGGGCCTAGAGGTTGCAATGAACCCCTCCCACCAAGCCAAAGAACCCTTAGGAGCGTCCCCAACAACCTGATACTCGGGGAGCCACACATACTTCAACATCTGATTAGCAATAGCCAAAGACATCACTCGGTCGTCATGAGGCGAACCATGAGTCTTGCCATTTGACTCACGCACAAACGTACGCAACTCAGCAATCGTATGCTCATCAGGGATATACAAATTATGGTCACGAATCATTGCCTGAAGTTCATCTACTGCCAGCGGCTTAGAAGCCGCAGTCGTACGCCAACCCAAAATCTCAGTCGGACTAGGAGACCGTTGAGCAAGCCTGCGCTGACGAAAAATGTTTTTATAGCCAGCCCGTTGCAAAGCCTTCAAAGTAGTCAAACCATGGTTGTTGGACTCAACACCCAACAACGCCGTACCGTACCACCAGCCCAAATCTGCTAAAACCTGCTCACCAAACAAGTCGGGGTCAATATAGCCATGCCAATGCGCCACAACCTCCTGTGTGTAAGCGTTAATCACATGAGCCGAACTGTAGTCGCCGTGACCCAAGCCTTCTGCGACGTCGGCTCCGATACAGTACACTCCGTCCAGTGTGGGAAATTCCCACACAGCCAACTCTCCACCATCACGGCGAAACTCAATGTTCTTAGGTCCCAACCTGTGAATATAGCCACGTTGAGGTTCCGACACCTCATACGCTCTGAGAGCCTCAATATCAAACACTGGACGTCCAGACCTGATGAATGCTTCATCTGGGTCGGACGGATACTCCTGAGCCAACTGCCAGTCAGGTAACTGACGCCGCTTCGACTCATACCACTCCTCGTCACGGTCACCGGCAGACCACGGGAAAAAGATTCCCTTAAACAAGTTTGTTCCGGTCTGCGAACCGACCCACAGTTCATGAAAAATGTTGCCCTCACCATTAGCGGTACTGAGACAAATGACACGGCCACCAACGTCGGCAATCGGTTCAATACTGGCCCAGGCTTCCTCAGAGTTCGGTAGGAACGCCATTTCGTCAACCACCACACGGTACACAGACTCACCACGAGCAGGGTCATTACCAGACGGCAACGATTCAACAGCGGACTCATTGCTGAAAGACATCTTGAGTTGGTTGTTGTCAATAATGGATGGTCCCCTGAGAATCATCCACTTGGGCAGAAACTTGAAACCATACTTAGATTTCTGCAACAGTTTCATCGCTTCACGCTCGGTACGTGACAACATGATGATGAAACGGTCTTTCCAAAAGAACGTTTCCCAAAACACGAACGCTGCCGCCAGTGTAGAAAACCCAATCTGACGGGCCTTGAGAACTATTGTGTAACGGTTCTCAATCCACGACGCGACAGTTTCCAACTGCGCTTCGCGCATCTGAAACTTGATACGTCCTTTTTCGGGATGTTTAATGTGCCAGTAATTAGAGCAAAAATAATTAAATGCATCAACCAGTTCTTCCGTCGTAGCGTTCTCTGGCCCCCGGCAAAGCCGCCATTCCTTCTCGTTGAGAAGGTCAGTTAACTCCATACACTACATCAAGTTTGTCACTAAACTGCGCATGAATCATCGGCACCAACTGCTGAATCAACGCATTCCGTTCACGCTGAGCAGTATGCGACCCAATATGCTGCTTATACAACATCTTGGGTACATGGTGGCATCGGGTTTGTAATGCTGTGCGAACAATCAGTTCGTAGTCGTCAGCGATTACAAGATTCGGGTTGTGGCCGCCAACAGCGTGATAAACGCTGGTGCGCCACGCCCTGACATGATTTGGCACAGACACAATATGACTTAGGGTGGTGCGGTTCATGGGGACTCGCATTGCCCAGACTCCGTGCTGGTCGTCCCAGTAGTCCGTGCCGTAGCCCCAGGCCCAGCCTTCGGGGTAGCGGCCTGAGTTGCCGTCTGGGAGCAGTTCGCAGCAGTCCGACCAGACGAACCCGATGTCGGGGTCGGCGAACGCCAGGGCTAGTTCTTTGAGGCAGTCGGGGGTTAGTTCGTCGTCTGCGTCAACCTCAACCAGTATCTCCCCTTTGGCTAGTCCGAAGCAGTTCCGTTTCGACAGGCCGATGTTGCCGCCGGATGGGACGTGGGGTTTGAACAGTTCGATTCGGTACCGTTCGTCGGCGCACAGGCCGTACAGGTTCGCCCAAACGGTCGGGTTGGTGGAGTCGTCGTAGACAGTCCAACACCAGTCGGTGTGGGTTTGGGCCTTGAGGGAGGCCCAGAGTCGGGCGAGTTGGTCGGGGGTGTTGTTGTAGGTGCTAGTGCAAACCGAAATCATCAGTTGCGGGGTCTCATATCATTGGTTCACTTTGAATTTGTTCGTCAATGTCCGCTTGTGCGTTTTCTTCGTCGGTATACGGACGCTCACGTGTTTCCCCCGTTAAAACGTCAACTTCTAGTTTTGTGCGTTCCATTTATGCCTGCCTGTAACCGTAGACCAGCAGTTTGCCAGTAAAGTTTCCTGTGGATGGGTACAGCGTAAAACCGTCGTAGGACGTGGTGACTGACATTCGACCGACAGTTTCGATGCCGTACAACGTGTTAGAAACACCTTGCCATGAAATTGCCTTACAACTAATTGCCGTAGCAACTGTTTGGAATGGGCTGAAAACGTCTAAGGACAACGGATGTATAACAGTATGTGAGTCTGCTAATTCAAATGTTGTCTCTGTTGCTGCGCCGCCGGTCGTGCCAGTCGAGCCGCCTGCGCCGTAATACCATCGTGCCCGGTAATAGTTGCTGCTTATGTTGTCGGTGCCACTAGCACGAAACCTAAGGTTCGTTTGCGTCTGTGACGTTGCACTGTACGCCGTCGGAATCCACACAATGCGGTAGGCGTTATAAGTTGCGCTAAAGCATGAGTTAATTGACGCCGAAGATGCAGCGTTTGGGTTTGCTTCGGTGATGTAGACAAGCCCCATGCTGTCGCCTGCTGGCAACCCCTGTGCCGTGTCCTGTTTCTGGCTGAGGTAGTCCCACGCTGAGCCGTCCCACACCCGCAGGTAACCCGTGTCGGTCTCGTAAATCAGCATTCCCGTGTACGGGCTGCTCGGTCTCGTGGACGACGTGCAGACTCCTGGGCGGAGTCCCTGACCTGCGCTAGACACACTCATGCTGGACCAATATCCTCCACAGATAGAAACGCAATACGGGTAGCACCACGGTCAACCTTGGCAGTGCCACCTCCAGATGTCGCACAACTAGCGTTGATAACAGTTGACCCAGCCGTAAGCGTTGTTTCCAGAATCGTAATTGCGCTAATAGAAACGCTACTGATATTTGCTGCTGTAAAATCTTGAAACGCTAAAACTGTTCCAGAGACGTTTGTTAGCCTTACTCCTTGCGAAACGCCATTGACAGTGCCAGAGACATAGCCGATTGCTGGTTCGCAGTAAGTGATGCGGTAAATACGGTTTGCAACTGCCGTAAACGAGTTGGTGGTCAGCGTCGTTGTTTCACTTGAAAAGTTTACGTCTGTTGAGTTTTCAGACTTGTATGTGATACGGCCCCACGACGTATTTCCTGGCGGGTACCAAGCGGAGCCGTTCCAAATCAGCAGAGCGTCCGTGTCCTGCTGGTAGATGACCTGCCCGTCGTACGGTGATGCTGGTCGGGCGGCAGCGTTAGCAACCACCCCCGGTTTGGCGATAGCGGACGGGGCCGAGAACGAACTAATCGGCATGGGGGGCCTCCCACGGTTCGGGTGTATTGCCAGCAGCGAGCCAGGCTAGGTATTGCTGATAGTCAGAGTTGGCTTCATCCATCGGGATGCACATTTGGTCGCCGTTTGGTAAAAAACGCAACACAACCTGTGTGTTGTTGATGTTATAGATGTGGTACATCACAACTCCGTTTGCAAAGCAATATAGGCAGACGCACTATTGTTGGAACGCAAAACAGTTGACTGGCCAGTTGACAGACTTGCACTATTGAGATTCAACATCCCGTTTGTCCAACTGATTGCTGTTCCTGCTTGCGTCCCGCTGGTATTCAAATTTGCAAACGTGCTGGCGGCTGAACTGAATAAGGTGGGTGCTTCTGTACGCATTGTCGGGCGATAAATGCCGTATCGGGCAAATGTGCTTTGGTCTACTGTGCCACCGTTTACAAAATCTGAATAAACGTCTGATGTTCGTGGAATGACGTAGTAGTACCGCTGGCAGAGTGCTAGTTCGACACCGTACGGGCGTTGCTCAAACGGGGTCGGCTGATAGTTCTGCTCCAACTGGACACCCTCAAACTGGAACCACTCATCAGCCCCAGCCGTACCAGATGGTGTCCACTTGAACCACAAGCCCAACTGCGTATAAGTGCTGTCCACAGCAAACGTGTAGATATACCTCGTCATGGTTGTGGTCGGCGTTACAGTCTGCGACAGCAAATTTGCCCCGCTCGTCCAGCCCGTTGAGAACAATGAACCAGATGTTTGGTCTGTGCCTTTACCACCGTAGACAACAACATCAAACGTCGAAGGGGCATTGGCCCCCTTTTTTACATAGAAAGACAAAGTAACTTGTTTCCCGGCACACGCTTTCGACGTAACGCTTTCCAGCGTTTGCCCAAAATAAATTGCGCCAGTCCCTGTTTGTCCAGAGTTGCGTTGGACACGGCAGCCGTAGTTGAAGTTCGTTGTATCAGCAGTTTGACGGCTGACAATCAGAGTGCTTGCTGTTGCTAATTGGGCGGTCCACCAACGGTCT